TCACTCCACATAATCTCGTCCTCCTAAAAAGGGTATAAAAAATAACCCTCGTAAATTGTGGAGGATTATGGTATAATCTACTTGCTTAGGGTAGAATGTACCGCAATCCTCTGGTTTGTGAGCTACATCTATGTGAGACCGTCTCTGTTGGCGCAGGGGCGGTTTTATTAATTACTGTAAAGTATATATTTTTTCACCCAAATCTTGGCCACCAATACCTTGAGTTGCTTTTAAGGTAATAGGCTTTGTCGTATCGTTGATATCGTAAGATATTACTGATTGAACTGTTGCACCTGGCTTTACATCAGTAAATGATACATTATTCATTTCTGCATATTTTTCATCTTGTGGGGCCATCGCAACATCAAGAGTATCTATAGTTGCTTCTGTTTCTTGAGTTGCTTCGAAGCAAGTGATCCAGGTTGTTCCGGGTTGCATTACATCATCACTGTCATTTGTGAATTCGTAGGTAATAATTAGTGTTGATTTTTCTTCACCTAATGTCTGGTTTGGCGGGGCTACTTCAAAACCAGTCAACTTTATTGTGGCCATATCGATTTTTAGGACATCATCCTTGAAATATACAGATTCTTCTGGTTCATCTGGAACATCTACAACTTCTTCTTTGTTTTCTGGTTCTAGAGTTTCTTTTTTCTTTTCCTCGCCGCCATCACATGCAGTTGCAGATAGTGCAAGTACAAGTGTTAACATAGTTATTGCAATTTTCTTCTTCATTTGTTTCCTCTCTTTCTCTTTTTATTCAACCTTACACTTGAGAAGTATATATAAACGCCGGAGCGGTTATGTTTAGAATTTTCTTCTCAATTCTACAACTTTTCCAATAATTCGTACGGGTCTGTTCAGAATTTCTTCATTGGTAAATTCAAAAGGCTCGTAACTGGGGTTGTTAGAAATTAATTCTATTCCTTCACGGTATTTTCGAAGTCTCTTGCAAGTTGCTTCATCTCCATTTATGGTTGCGATAACAATATCGCCGTTTTCTGCGTCATCTTGTTGGCGGACAATAACTACATCACCATCGCATATATTAGGGGTCATAGAATCCCCTTTGATTTTTAATCCGAAAAAAGTACCCGTTCGGGCAAGGTCTTCATCTATTTCTTCTGTATCTATAATATCTTCAATAGCTTCTAAAGGTATTCCGGCCGCTACATGGCCAAGAACATCTATAGTAATGGCACGTCTCTTGGGGGTAGGTGAATCTTCCTCCCATCCCATAAGATACGCCGGTGTAGTTCCGAGAGCTTCTGATACTTTCAATATCTTATCCCTCTTCATGTTGGCAATCATTCCGTTTTCCCATTTACGCACAGTGCTTTTTCCTACACCAACCATATCTCCGAGCTCTTCAAGTGTTAGTCCCTTCTGAGTTCTTAAATTGTATATTTTTTGCCCCATCTCCATTTACATCACCTCACTTTTAAAATTGATTATACAATAAATGTGTCTTTTGCGCAACATAAATATTGATAAAATGATAAAAAGTGTCAGAAAAGACAAAAATCATATTGACATTGTTATTTCCCTGTGGTAAAGTAAAGGTGTCTTAAATGACACTAAGGAAAGGAGGGAGAAAAATTGGATAAGTACAAACTGGAATATGAAATGAAATCCAAAGGTATTACTATTGAAAAAATGTGTTCTGATATTCATATGAGCCGTTCAGCTTTTTATCGAAAATGTAATGGTATTACTCAATTTACACAAGGAGAAATTCAGAGTATAGTTGACTATATTGGTCTTGATTCTCCAATGGGAATTTTTTTTGCAGAAAAAGTGTCTGAAAAGACACTTTGAAAGGAGAGAAGGAGGTGGTGTGAAGGTGGAGTTACGAGAACTTCAAAGGAGATGGAATAATAAAAAGGTGAAAGAATTTGCGATTCAGATTTTATACAAATGTGCAGATGAGCAGTTTAGTATTTCTGATTTAAAAGACCTTGTCACCATTATGCAAGGGATGGTAGGCAAGGTCGTGGCAATAAATGAAGAAAATCAAGAGGTTATTCCTCATTTAATTGCTGAAGTATTCCCGAATAACAATGCTGATACTCATCTACAAAACTCTGAAAATTATCAGGGTCATCCAGAGTGATTTCCTCGTTCTTGATTTCTATTTGCATATAGAGAATAGCTAAATCATGAGCGCGTTGTTCAAGAGTCATAGTGATTTTTTCCTTTCTTAAGTACTCGGGCATGGCAGTGTCCTGTACTTAGATTATAGAAGATATGGAAGATATTTACAAGCAGAAGAGAAGGAGGTGGTGTGAGAGAATGAAGCTTACATTGGAAGAATGGATTACCCTACAGAAGTCCAGAGTTGAAGTATGTAAGGGGAAAGAAGAGATTATACCTAAGGCAATCTTCGTAGGAACATTAAAAAATGATGGAATCATAGAATCCAAGATGAAGCTGGTATCAAAATCTGAATGGGAAGAGTTCCGGAATATTTGGAAACGGATGAGCAGACAGAACAACATTATTTGCAAAGAGTGCCTACCCGGTCATCCGCCCGAATTCTTTTTGTTTGTTGAGTAGTAAGAGTTAAGTGGTAGAGTTATTTTTGATTAATGAGTTCATTATATGCTGTTTCAATCATGACGTCCCAGGATTCAAAACTAGATTGGGATCGGATAGCAGAGTCAAAATCATGGCTATCCTGTAATCTATTCAAGTCATCCTGTGATTTCATATCACAATGAATGGCCTCACAAAAATCTGTAAAATTTTTGTGGTTTGTATATGCTTTCATGAAGGAATCCGGGAAAACTTCAAATACACTTGCAGATGATGTATATTCAAGACGTTTTTCAATATCGCCAGTGTATTTGCCGACAGTTAGTCGTATTGGATTCATGTGGTTTCTCCTTTCTTTCGTACTCGGACATGGCAGTGTCCTGTAATTACAGTATAGGAGAACTGGAAGAGATTTACAAGTAGAAGAGCAGGAGGTGGCGTGAGATGGGACAAGATATGTATGAGATAACCGAATATGAGAAGCAGTACGTCAATCAAGATGATGCCCTAGTGGTAGTGTCTTTTCAACTACCACGCCACGATTGGAATTTATTAGGAACTTCAACTGAGTGGTGTCAGTTTGAAAAATTGCTTCGGGAAACTCGAAGTAAACATACCCAGAAGTGCCACCGAGAGAAGGGAGGCTAATGGGAAGCGCAAGGCTCTTGTATTCATGATGTGAAGTAACGATTTTGCCAGTTCGGAACGTTTCATTTAGGACAGTAATAGAAGGTTCGACGCAAGAGTTTTAAAAAGTATAGAAAAGCATGAGTAAGGAGCTTGTGATCAGTGAAGGAGGTGAGATAGATGGCAGTAGCCAACAAAAAGTACCGGAATAAAGCAGATGTTGCCCGGATTTTCGGAGTTTCGACTCCAACGGTATACCGGAGGGTTGAGGGCATTAAAAAGGAAATTGGGAAGAGATACAATCAATACGCCTTATTAGAGAACCTTGTCAGTCTTGCGGTGTATGCAGACTATGAGAAATATCATAAGAGATTGGCAAATAAGAATCTTCGGAAGATAGTGCCGCCGTTTGATATGGATGAGGCGATGATGTATTTGGAAGAGGTGGAAAGGAGGGTATGCGCAGAGATATGAAGTTGAAGAATTTCAAGAGAAGGAGGAAATTATGCCCAATCTTGCAGAGGAGGGCGAAAGACCTCATCCGGATCGGGATGCTCTGGACGGTATGGATGTCCTTAAGCATCATGTTCGGGATGTCTCCGGCCCGGCATGCGGGATGGGTACTGGCAGGCGTAGTCACTGTAACGATAGGCTATGTGCTTGGGCGTACTGTCAGATACCTGGAGAAGCGGGGCATGTTTTTTCGCAGGATAACAAAAAAGAGCGCTTGTAAAAGGCGGCAACCTTAAAGCGCTCCAATGAGTAACTACCGCTATTATAGCGGAAAAGGAGGAAGACGTCAAATGAAAAATAAAGCGGTGAATGCACTGATAGAGATGGGGATGCCGGCAAATGTCAAGGGCTTCCAGTATATTACAGATGCTATGGTCTTGTTTGAAGAGGACAAGGCGTGGCGGTCAAAGCTTACGGCATTGTATCGGAAGATTGCCGCAATGAATGAGACTACCCCATCCAGGGTAGAGAGAGCAATCCGGCATGCGTTTTCGATCGTGCTGACATCCGGGTATCTGGATGCTGTAGAGCGATATCTGACGTTACAGAGAACAACGAACGGAAATCTGTTATCTACGTTTTTTTTGAGGCTGTCACAGGAAGGATAACGATAAATTTGAGGAGGATGGAGCAGTATGGATAGCATTAAAATCAATAAGCTAGAGATTGAAAATGTCAAGCGCATTAAGGCGGTGAAGATAGAGCCATCAAGAGATGGGCTGACGATTGTCGGTGGTAATAACAATCAGGGAAAGACTTCGGTTCTGGATTCTATTGCATGGGCATTAGGCGGGGAGAAATATCGCCCATCCCAGGCAATGCGTGAGGGGTCTGCGATACCGCCGAACCTGCGTATTGTAATGAGTAATGGACTGGTGGTGGAAAGGAAGGGAAAAAACAGCAGCCTGAAGGTGACAGATCCGAATGGAAACAAGAGTGGACAGCAGCTTTTGAATGAATTCGTAGAGCAGTTGGCGTTGGATTTGCCTAGATTTATGGAGAGTTCTGGAAAGGAAAAGGCACAGACTCTTCTTAGGATCATCGGGGTAGGGGAACAGCTTGCAGATTTGGAGAAGAATGAAAAGGAGCTTTTCAGTCATCGGCATGCGATTGGACAGATTGCAGACCAGAAAAAGAAGTTTGCAGATGAGCAGACTTATTATCCGGATGCACCAAGAGAAGTGGTATCTCCGTCAGAATTAATCCGGAAACAGCAGGAGATTCTTGCCAGAAACGGGGAAAACCAGAGGAAAAGAGACCGATTGAATGAGATTACAGCTGGTAAGCACAGGATTTTTGATGACCTGAACCGCATTGATGACCAGATTGCGGAACTACAGGTGCGTAAGGATAAATTAAAACTGGAGTATGATCAAGCGGTTTCTGATGAAGAGATTGCAATGAAAACAGTTCTTCAGTTGCAAGATGAATCGACTGCCGAATTGGAAGCGAATATTGCAGACATTGAGGAGATCAATCGGAAGGTACGGGCGAATCTGGACAAGGATAAGGCAGAAGATGATGCAAGACAGTATAAGGATCAGTATGCAGCCCTTACCAGGCAGATTGAAGATACACGAAAGGCAAAGACAGATCTGCTGCAGACGGCAGATCTGCCGCTTCCGGAATTGTCAGTGAAGGATGGGGAACTGGTTTACAGAGGGCAGTTGTGGGATAACATGTCCGGATCGGACCGGTTGAAGGTGTCTACAGCAATTGTCCGAAAACTGAACCCGAAGTGCGGTTTCGTCCTTCTGGATAAGCTGGAACAGATGGATATGCAGACTTTGAATGAATTTGGCCAGTGGCTCCATCAGGAAGGGCTGCAGGCGATCGCTACCAGGGTGAGCGTAGGTGATGAATGTAGCATCATCATAGAGGACGGTTATGTGAAGGGACAGGAAATTCTGGAAGAAGATATGCAGGAGATGAAGAAAACGCCTTCATGGAAAGTGGGTGAATTTTAATGGAGATAACAAGAGGGAAGGTCAAGAGCGCTAAGAAGGTTGTGTGCTACGGCCCTGAGGGTATTGGGAAATCAACGTTTGCTTCCAGGTTTCCCAATGCAGTATTTATTGATACGGAAGGAAGCACGAAGGATATGGACGTGGCAAGGCTGCCGCGTCCGAGCAGCTGGGAATATCTATTGCAGGAGATCCAGTATGTAAAAGATAATCCGGGTATATGTGGATCTTTGGTTATTGATACGGTTGACTGGGCAGAGCAGCTTTGTGTGGAGCATATTTGTGATAAACACCATAAGGATGGCATTGAGAGTTTTGGCTATGGAACCGGCTATGTATATACAAAAGAAGAGTTTGGACGGTTTCTGAATAAGCTGGAGGATCTTGTGGAAGCGGGGATCAATGTAGTGCTGACAGCGCATGCCCATATTAAAAAGTTTGAGCAGCCGGATGAGATGGGGGCATATGACCGATGGGAATTGAAGTTAGGTAAAAAAACTTCTTCCCAGACAGCGCCGTTAGTGAAAGAATGGGCGGATATGTTGTTGTTCGTCAATTATAAGACTTATTCGGTTGCAGTGGATGATAAGGGGAAGAAGCATAAGGCCCAGGGTGGAAAGCGGATTATGTATACATCTCATCATCCATGCTGGGACGCAAAGAACCGCTATGGGCTCCCGGATGAATGTGAGTTTGAGTACGAGGTAATCCGCCATATTATAGAATCCTCAGTTACGAGAAAGAAGGAACATACCAGCCGGGAAGAAAAGAAAGCAGAAAATTCCTTACCGGATTTCATGAGCCTTCCGGAAGCAGATGTAGATGAAGAGATAGATTTTAATACTGGAGAAAAGCTCCAGGAAGGGAAGAAGGGACAAAAGGAAGAGAAACCGGAGAAGAAAGGAGCAAAACCGGAAGCTGATATGTCCCGTAGCGAGGTGTTCCGTCTGAATGATTATATACCGAAGGCGCTGCAAGATCTAATGTATGTTAATCTGGTGTCGGAAGAGGAATTGCTGGAAGCTGTGTATCAGCGTGGGTTCTTTCCCCGCAGTACACCGTTCCAAAACCTTCCGGATGAATTTATTGACGGTTGCCTGATCGCGGCATGGCCAAAGGTAATGGCAGTGATCAATGAGATAAGGAGTAAACAGGAGATTCCATTTGATTAGAGAAGGAGAATAGATGTATGAGTGAAGATTATAGAGGAAAAGAGATTGACTGGGATGAAGAAGTAGAAAAAGGAAGTGAGTATACTCTTCTCCCGGCAGGAGATTATGATTTTACCGTGGAAAGCTTTGAAAGAAGCAGATATGAAGGCAGCGACAAAGTACCGCCATGTAACCGGGCATTATTAAAGATCCGTATAGATGCTCAGGAAGGAACAACTGTTATGAATGAAAGTCTTTTGCTCTATGATAAGATGCAGTGGAAACTTGCAGAATTCTTTCTGTCAATTGGTGCAGAAGAAAAGGAAGGCAGGGTAAAAATGAATTGGCAGATGGTGCCGCAGTCTACAGGAAGGGCAACCATTGAGGTGCGACCAGATAAGAATGATCCAAATAAAAAGTATAATCATGTTAAGAAGTTTTTGCCGAAGCCTAAAAAACAGTTTAAGGCAGGTGAGTTCTAATGGAGCTCAGACCATATCAGAGAGAAGCGAAAGAAGCCATTTTTGAAAGCTGGGGGAAGGGAACCAAGAAAACTCTTCTTGTGCTGCCTACCGGATGCGGAAAGACGATTGTATTTGCTAAAGTAACAGAAGAATGTGTCAGGAATGGAGACCGGGTATTGATCCTGGCACACCGGAGCGAACTCCTGGAGCAGGCAGCGGATAAGATCGCACGGTCAACCGGGCTTGGCTGTGCAACGGAGAAGGCAGAAGAAACCTGTCTTGGTAGCTGGTTCCGTGTCGTGGTCGGTTCGGTACAGACCATGATGCGGGAGAAGCGGTTGATACAGTTTCCGGAAGATTATTTTGATACGATTATCATTGATGAAGCACATCACTGTATCTCTGACAGTTATCAGAAGGTGCTGCAGCATTTTTCAGAGGCCAAGGTACTTGGTGTTACGGCAACCCCGGACAGGGGGGATCTGAGAAATTTGGGCAGTGTGTTTGAAAACCTGGCTTATGAGTATGCGCTGCCAAAAGCCATTAAGGAAGGATACCTATCACCGATCAAGGCAGTTACAATCCCGCTTAAAGTGGATCTTACAGGCGTTGGGATGCAGTCGGGTGACTTTAAAGCAGGGGATCTGGGTACAGCCCTGGATCCGTACCTGCACATGATTGCGGAAGAGATGAAGGAGTACTGCAGGGACAGGAAGACGGTCGTGTTCCTTCCGCTTGTAAAGACAAGCCAGAAGTTCAGGGATATCCTGAATGAAAATGGGTTCTGTGCTGCCGAGGTGAACGGGGACAGCCAAGACAGGGCAGAGATCCTGAAAGATTTTGAAGAAGATCGATACAATGTGCTGTGCAACTCTATGCTGCTAACAGAGGGGTGGGACTGCCCATCTGTGGATTGTGTTGTTGTTCTCCGACCGACAAAGGTCAGGAGCCTTTACTGCCAGATGGTAGGACGGGGAACCAGGTTAGCGCCAGGAAAGGATCATTTATTACTGTTAGACTTCCTGTGGCATACGGAGCGCCATGAGCTGTGTCATCCGGCACACCTGATCTGTGAGAGTGAGGATGTTGCCCGGAAGATGACAGAGGATCTGGAAGAGGCTGGATGTCCAATAGATATCGAAGAGGCAGAACAATATGCAGCAGAGGATGTTGTAGCACAGAGGGAAGAGGCGCTAGCGAAACAGCTGGCGGAGATGAAGCGGAGGAAGAAAAAACTGGTGGATCCGCTTCAATTTGAGATGAGCATCCAGGCAGAGGATCTTGCAGGATATGTCCCGGCATTTGGCTGGGAGATGGCGCCGCCGTCTGACAAACAGAAAAGTACTCTTGAGAAGTTGGGTATCCTTCCGGATCAGATTGATAATGCCGGTAAGGCATCCAAGCTATTGGATCGTCTGGATAAACGGCGGCAGGAAGGATTGACAACACCAAAACAGATTCGTTTCCTGGAGGGAAAAGGATTCCAACATGTGGGAACGTGGCAGTTTGAGACTGCGAAAAATCTGATAGACCGGATTGCGGGGAATGGATGGTGTGTGCCTCCTGACATCAATCCGCAGGAATATATAGGAGCGTAAATATGGAGCGGCAGACAGACTTAACAGAAATCATTGAGTATATAGATCCTTCCGGATGTGATTACCAGGAATGGGTGAATATTGGAATGGCATTAAAGCATGAAGGATATCCGGTGTCTGTCTGGGATGCCTGGAGCCGCAGGGATATGGGCAGGTACCATGCGCAGGAGTGTGAGAAGAAATGGCGGAGTTTTCAGGGAAATGCATCTCCGGTCACTGCGGGAACGATCGTACAGATGGCACTTGACCGTGGATGGAAGCCTGCCCATGGAGGGCATGAGTTAGATTGGGATGATGAGATCAGCGCAGAGGATTATAGGGTTGTAGACAAGAACTGGGTGGAAGAAAAAGAAGTGCATGAGCCTGATAAATGGGATCCCGCAAAGCAGTTGATCAAGTATCTGGAGATATTGTTTGAAGCATCTGAGAGAGTTGGCTATGTGACCCGGACCTACGAAAGGGACGGCAGATTCCTGCCGTCAAAAGGCTGCTGGGATAGAACTGCAGGGCAGTTGATCCAACAATTGAGTAAGTGTGGGAATGATATTGGTTCAGTGCTTGGAGACTATAATCCGAAAGCAGGGGCATGGATCCGTTTTAATCCATTGGATGGCAAGGACTGTAAAAATGAGAATGTCACGGAGTTTAAATATGCACTTGTGGAATCAGATACGATGGAGATTGAGAAACAGAATGCGATCATCAGAGAACTGGAGTTGCCAGTAGCATGTCTAGTCCATAGTGGAGGCAAGAGCTTGCATGCCGTTGTGCGTGTAGATGCATCGGATTACAAGGAATATCGAAGCCGTGTTGATTATCTGTATAAAGTGTGTGAAAAGAATGGCCTGAAAGTGGATAACCAGAACAGGAATCCTTCCAGGTTGTCCAGGATGCCAGGTGTGACTCGCAATGGGAAAAAGCAGTTTCTGGTTGATATGAATATCGGGAAGCAGTCATGGGAGGAATGGCATGAATGGATTGAGAGCATCAATGATGATCTTCCGGAGCCGGAGCGGCTGGAGGATGTATGGGATCAACTGCCACAGTTGTCTGCGCCACTGATTGGAAATCTTCTGCGACAGGGGCATAAGATGCTGATTTCAGGGCCATCCAAGGCAGGAAAATCGTTTGCATTGATAGAGTTGAGCATCGCGATTGCGGAGGGTGTGAAGTGGTTGGGATGGGAATGTACCCGGGGAAAGGTGTTATATGTGAATCTGGAACTTGACCGTGCGTCTTGTCTCCATCGTTTTCGTGATGTATATGAAGCATTAGGGATAAATCCAGGTCATTTGGACAATATTGATATCTGGAACTTAAGAGGGAAAGCGGTACCGATGGATAAGCTGGCCCCCAAACTGATCCGGAGAGCAGTAAAAAAGAACTACATAGCAGTAATTATCGATCCGATCTATAAAGTTATCACGGGAGATGAGAACAGCGCTGACCAGATGGCAAATTTCTGTAATCAGTTTGATAAAGTTTGTACAGAGCTTAATGCGGCAGTGATCTATTGTCATCATCACAGTAAAGGGAGTCAGGGAGGTAAACGTGCTATGGATCGTGCGTCGGGATCGGGGGTGTTTGCCCGGGATCCTGATGCGATTCTGGATCTGATTGAGTTGGATGTGACGGAGGAGCTGTTGAAGCAGGAGACGAATAAATATATCTGTGATGTCTGTGCGGCTTATTTGAATGGTTTGTATGAGGAATGGGAAGATGATGTGTCCCAGGATGATTTGTGCAGCCAAGTGCAGATGATGACGTATTGTAAGAAGAAGCTTTTTAAGAAGCAGTATGAAGAACTGAATGAGCAGGTTCGGCTGGCAGAGCAGCAGGCACGGGCAAGGACAGCTTGGAGAATCGAGGGAACATTAAGAGAATTTCCGAAGTTTGAATCTGTCAATGTTTGGTTTAATTATCCGGTACATTGTATCGATCGTGTAGGTGTACTGAAAGACATCCAGCCTGAAGCGGAGAAGGCGCCGTGGCAGAAAGCAATCGGGAAGAGAAAGACGCCTGCGGATAAGAAGAAGGAGCGGAAGCAGGCGATAGAGACCGCTTATGAGGCTTGTGGGATTAATGAGAATGTGACAGTTGAAGACTTAGCAGAGTATATGGCGGTCACGGAAAAGACCGTCAGAAATCGTCTGAAGGAGCATGGAGGATTCGTGATCGAGGAGGGAAATGTAAGGAAAAATACATAATTTTCCCTTTCCCTCACAGGGAAAATCTGAGGGAAAAAAACATCACGTATTTTCCTTTCCCTCTGGGAAAAAGTGAGGGAAATTTTGAGGGAAAAAAACATCACGTGTTTTCTGTTTCCCTAGGGAAGAAAATGACTATATATACTACGTATATATAAAAGCGTTTCTTTCCCTGACGGTCAAGGGGGAAAGTAGTCGTGCGGTAGCTTACGCACGACGACTCCTTCCCCTGGTCCTTGACTTAAATTGATTTTCTCTTAAACGGAATTTTGCACGTTAAAGGAGTGAAGTGAATGTGATTGAATTCTTTATGCCGATGATACCGCCTACCTGCACACACCAGGAGAAGAAAGTGGCTGTCATTAAGGGGAAGCCGGTGTTCTATGATCCGCCGAAAGTAAACCAGGCAAGGATTAAGTTGTGCGGGCATCTGGCGAAGCATAAGCCAGAGAAAATGTATAATTGTGGAGTCCAGCTGATAACAAAGTGGTGTTTCCCGAGGGAAAAGCATCAGCAGGGAGAATACCGGATCACGAAGCCAGATACGGATAATCTCCAGAAACTTTTGAAGGATTGTATGACAACAGTTGGATTCTGGAAGGATGATGCATTGGTGGCATCTGAGATTATAGAGAAATTCTGGGCGGATCCACCAGGAATTTATATCTTGATCAGGGAGCTGGCAGAGTTATGATAATGGGATTCAGGGAAGCATCCCGTATGTTTCGGGATGTATGGAGCCTGTATAAGGGATATGCGGCCAGACAATTGAACGAAAAGGAGTTGGAAGAATTTGTGAATAAAGCCAGTGGCGTATATGAAAAGTATCGGATGCCGCTTGCAAAAGATGTAATTACAGCAGTAGTTGGAGAGATTGAGAGAACAGCGAAGTTTTATGATAATCGGGCAAAAGGGTAGCGGGAGTGATGGATAGGAGAACGGGTAGGAGAGCGTTTGACCCTTATTACCCACGGATCCAGGAGCTTTTATTTTCTGGTATGTCTATAAAAGCAACGTATGATTATGTGGAGAAGTATTTTCGGGTGTACAGCACGTATAGTGCATTCTGGGGATATGTGAAGCGGCGGAAGCTGGATTGGTTTATGCCGGGGAAGGTGTGAAGGAAGGTGAGGGATTATAGTGAGATATACGGAATATCATGCCGGTGTTCCGGTGATCAGGGATAAGGAGCTTTTGCCAGAGGCGATGAAAAGGCTGGCGGTGATGGAGGATCATCTGGAAGAAACAATGGAGAAAATGTGTGATGAGTATTGCCAATATCGGGCATCAGCGTTAACGCAAGGGATGCTGGATCGAATCTGCGGAGAGTGTGAGCTGGCAAAATTGTTTGAGGCGTTGAAGTGAAAATGGAGAAGTGTAAACTGAATTGTGTTTTGAAATATCCGGGGAGTAAGTGGAGGATCGTGGATAAGCTTGTAGGGTTGATACCACCGCATCATACATACTTGGAGCCATACCTTGGAAGTGGTGCAGTATTCTTCAGGAAAGCGCCATCAGACATAGAGACGATCAATGACCTGGATTGGGATGTGGTGAATCTCTTCCAGTGCATCCGGGAGGATTCGGAGAAGCTGGCACGGCTGATCCTAACAACGCCGTACAGTCGGCAGATGTATGATGATGCATACAAGAGTGATCCGATAGTGGAGATGATGCTGGGCGCTGATCGGTTTCATAAGGCGTGTCAGTTCCTTGTCCGGTGTTGGCAGGGGCATGGCTTTCGATCGAATGGCTATAAGGTCGGCTGGAAGAATGACGTGCAGGGACGGGAGCGGATGTATGCGCTGTGGAACTGGTACCGTCTGCCGGAGTGGGTGATTGAGATCGCGGAGCGGCTGCGAAGGGTGCAGATCGAATGTTCCCCGGCGTTGGAGCTGATCGTAAGATATGATTATGAAAATGTGTTTATGTATCTGGATCCGCCGTATCTTCTGGGGACCAGATGCGGGAAACAGAAGCAGTATAAGCATGAAATGTTGGATGAAGATCATGAGGAGATGCTACAGAAAGCGATCGGCAGTAAAGCGAAGATCATGATCTCGGGATATGCATCGGAGATGTATGATGATATGCTTGCTGGATGGAGAAGGAAAGAATTCAGGTCCCATGCGGAGATGGGGAGTAAAAGAACAGAGGTTGTTTGGATGAATTATGAATCTGGACAGATGGAGTTGAGGTTGGATTAAATCTGAAAGTTAGTGGCAAGGAGTGAAATTAAATATGTATTATGATGATTATTATGACGAGGACTAC